TTCTAAGGGGTATGTTCGATGGAGATGGGTTCATAGATGCTACAAGAGGAAGAGTTGGTTATACATCTTCAAGCAAAAGGCTGTCTCGTCAGGTTCAAATGATGTTGTTGAATCTTGGCATTTTATCGAAATTTGAAACCAGAAGTGTTGATAGTTTGAATGACAAATGTCCATTTGAATATAAATTCAAGTATGATTCTCACATCATTGATATCAATCCAGAAAATGGCAAAGTGTTTTGCGATGTCATTGGATTTGATCTTAAAAGGAAACGTAAAAAAATGGTTGTTTATGAACACAAACAAAGATTATTTTCTCATGATACTGTTCCAAACTCAAAGGAAGTCATGAGAAATCTACTATCATACAGTACGCTAAATATCACAAGACTAAAAAAAGAGCATAAAATATGCTTGGATCGTGGTTTATATAAAAACGGATTATCATATCGTTTGTTGTTGCTTTTATTTGATATCGTCAAAAGCAACATGCCAATAGATAAGCACCTTGAAATGGAACGAATCTTAATGCCCAACACCAAGTGGCTTCAAATTGATTCCGTCACGGAATCAAAAAACGAAGTCTATGATTTCAGTTTAGATAATGATAACAATGACTTTTGGTGTCACAGCGTCATTTACAATGGGCTGTTGGGACACCAAACGCCTAATGGGAAGGGAGGTTTCTTTTCCGATAAATATCACAATGCTCCTGAAAACGGATTCCATCCGGAAAAGATCATGTGGTATGAAATGCCGGAACGGGACGAGGCGTGAGAGCGCGAAGAGCGCCTGTCCATGTCCAAGAAGGAATTCGCTCAAGAATACGAATCGTTTGATGAATCATGCTATATAACTATACGAAACATCAATACAAAATGCGAAGAGCGCATAACGATTGGTGATCTATACAGGAGATTGGAGCACGAGCAACAAACCATCAATAATGACTAAAGATATTGTAAAGTTAGCAAACATACTACCAAAACAAACTGTTATTGATTTACTGAATTCTGAAAAGTTTCATTATACAAAATATTTCGGAAAATGAAAAAATTGATTGATGATGGATGAACATCCCGATTTGTACAAATCTGTTTTATATTATGCCAACGAATCAGGACATGGAAGAATAAACTTGTCTGGTAAGCTTATATTTTTAGCCATATACAAAGGTGATAATAATCTTTTGAAATGCTCACATTGTAATAAAACGGTAAAATACGACGCCTATAAAAAAGTATTCAGATCGATGTGTAATACATGCTCTCTTGCTAGAAAAGACATCAAAAGCACTATAGAACAAGCAAATATATTACCAAAACAAACTGTTATTGATTTACTAAACTCAAATCAATTTCATTATACCAAATATTTTGGTAAATCAAAAAATAGAACCATGATAAAAGAATGTCCCGATTTGTACAAATCTGTTTTGTATTACTCTAACAAATCAGAACATATTATCAAAAATCTTTCTGGAAAGCTTATATATTTGGCGATATATCATGGTAATAATGATCTTTTGCGATGTAAATATTGCAATAAAATGGTCAAATATTCTCCAAATGATAGAGCGTTCAGATCAATATGCAATACATGCTATTTAACAAAAGAAAGCACCAAAACATATTCTATTGTTTCTCAAGAACTATTTGACATTTTGAATAGAAATGGGTGCATGTATAAAACAAAAAACAAAGAATTCTTTATAGCATCACCGAATAAAACTTACGCATATGATTTTAGGTACAAAAACAAACTCATTGAATTCAATGGAGATATGTGACATATGAATCCAGCAAAATACAAAAAGAACAGCATTCAGCCCTTTACCAAAAAGACCGCTAAAACAATATGAGAAGAAGACGAGCAGAAACTGGCTTTAGCAAAAGATTGCGGATTTGAAGTCCTTGTTGTGTGAGAGTCTCAATATAAAACAAATCCTGAGACCACAATCAAACAATGTTCGGAGTTCCTCAATGAATAATCAAACATTCGTAAACAACAAAACATATGAAATCCTCACTCCGTCCGGATGACTGAAATTCGATGGTTGTTTGAGGGGATTAAAACAACAATGAATCAAAATCCAATTTTCTGATGGAAAATGGATCGACTGTACTGACTATCATCCATTTGTTTTGAATGGCAAAACGCTGAGCGCTTGCGAACTGCGTGTTGGAGATGTAGTTCATGGTCAAAACGACGACATAAGCATAACCAACATCATTCCATACTCAAAACTAAAATCATCATATGATATTATCAATGTTGGAGAAGAACATGTTTTGTATGTAAACGACATTCTTGTTCATAATTGTGACTTCCAGCAATCCGGAAACACCGTCATCGAACCGTCCGACATCACCTTCTACGAAGAGAACTTCCGCAGCGATCCGATCAGGATGGAATGCCTTGAAGACGAAAGAGGAAACAAGCTGAACAAGGAAAACGAATACTGGACTTGAAAAGATCCTGAACCGGGAAAGATCTATGTCATCGTTGCCGACGTCAGCAGAGGAGACCGCGAGGACAATTCGGCATTCCATGTCCTTGAAATTCCAACCTTCGAAGAAATCACCGGTGGCGCAGCCATTGATCAAGTAGCTGAATTCTATGGAAAGGTTCCGACAGAAGAATACGGACAAATACTCGATCAAGTCGGAAGAAAATACAACGATGCGTTGATCATCGTTGAAAACACTGGAGGTCTCGGAGTTGCGTCTCTCAACGTGCTTATCAGGAACCAGTATATGAACCTTTACTACACCGACGCTGCTTCCAAGCAAATCTCGATCTTCGAGAACCAGAACACCAAGGAACTGAACACGACCCCCGGCTTCGCAACTTCACCGTCCAACAGGCACAATCTCCTTCCAGCCGCCATCGAAAAGATGTGGAGAAAAAGGGCGATCATCATTCACAGCAAGCGGACGATCATCGAAGCTTGGTCTTGAATCTGGAAGAACGGGAAGGCGATCCATGAAGATGGGTGTCATGACGATGCCATGATGGCTTTGGCGATCTTCAGCCATGTTTATGACACTTCGTTGATGGAATCCGGATTCGCGTTGGAGAAGTTCAAGCAAGTCTTCGACATCGTTGTGAAGCAGGAAGAAAAGAAGCGCGAAGAGGTCGAGAACATGGTCAAGCATCGTGCAAAGACGGAAATGAAGAATCCATGACTGATGACCTACAGAGAAAGTTCGTTCGTTGACGGAAACGGAGAAGAATGGGATCTGTCGGAATTGCTGAACTAAAACTATATAAATTTCAAGAAAACAACTAACAAGGAATTCAGCCCATGGCAAAGATAGATGTCTCCAAGCTCAGAACCAATCGACCATCCGGCGATGAAGTTTATGACAACGACATGTACAAGCAATATGCTCGCGAACCATTGGAATCCAGACCGATTCCAAAGCGCAAGTACGATGCTCAGGAAGTGGAAATTAGACGGGAAGAAGGCATGCTGTACAAGCTTCGTCGCTTGATGTACGGCAAGGACGTTGTTCCGGACATTGCTCAAATGGCTCGCGGAAGAATTTCACAACGCGGCATGGCGAAAGCAAAGCGCATCTCGGATTTTTACAAGCGAATCGAATCCGTCGTCAACTGAGGAATCACCAGAAACGACGGCGACAGGCGACTCAGGATGATGGAATATGACCGAATGGAATGGATGTCTCCGGAAGTCAGCCGCGCACTGGACTGCATCGCATCGGACGCCACCATTCCCAATCAAGAAGGCGATGTAGTCACCATCAACTCCGACAACGACCAAATATACGAAGAGGTGGAGCATCTGCTGACGCATGTCTTGAACCTGAACAGCAACGCTTTTCAATGAATCAGAGACTTTTGCAAGTATGGCGATTCTTTCTTCATGATTCACATGGATCGCAAGAAGGGAATCCAGCGTCTGGTTCCGATCCCCACCAACCATGTTGAGAGAGAGGTTGGATGAGACGAGAAAAATCCTTTCGCCTACAGGTTCAAGGTGGAAGGAATGTCCAATGAATCATTCGAATCCTTTGAAATCGCACATTTCAGACTGAAATCTTCCGTTGAATTCGATGAATATGGAAGGTCTGTTCTGGAAGGTGGTCGAAGAATCTGAAGGCAGTTGATCACCATAGAAGACTCCATGATCATCTATCGTCTTGTTCGCGCTCCGCAGCGTAGAATTTTCTATTTCGATGTGGGAAACATCAAGAACGACGAAGTGGAAGCTGCAACGAACAGGTTCTCGAACATGTTCAAAATAGACAGGATATACGACACCGAAGGAAATCTCGACTACAGGCTGTCTTTGGCTCCTTTACACAAGGATACGCTGGTTCCATTGCTTGACAATCGAATTATTACGCTTGAACAACTTGCAAAAGAATACGACGATGGCATGGAAAATTGAGTTTATTCGATCAACGACGAAACTCATGAACCAAAACCGGGTAAAGTTGTTTGGTGTGGGAAAAACTACGACAATGCAGAGATTCTAAAAATCGAACTGGACGATGGCAGTTATGTATTGTCTCATGCGAGCCACCCATTCATTCTCAGGGATGGATCGACCAAAAGAGCGAACGAACTAACACTGAACGACAGTCTCATGCCATTCTATTCAAGGGTTAATTCCCGTGGATACGAGGAGGTGTACGATGCATCTACGAACAGAAGCGTAAACACACACACATTCGTTGCCAGAGATGTGTATAAAACTGAATTCAAAACTTTAGACGAGGCATTCTGTCATACTCAGGGTAGCGTTCCAGTTGTTCATCACAAGAATATGTCTGCAAAATCTAACAAACTTGACAATGTTCCTGAAAATCTGCAACCAATGTCTTGATCAGATCATCATTTATTTCATGTCAATAATCTATCTACATCTTTGCATTCCGAAGAAGCCCGAAAGAAGTCAAACAAAACAAATCGCGAGCGCATTTTACAATGGAATACTACCGAATCCAATCGTGAAAATACCATTCTTTACAATAAACTTCTTGACAAGGGAAGAAGAATGGGTAAAAAATATAACGGAACCGAACTTCACAAAGAACATAATGCTATCAGAAAAGAGGCTCAATTGAAGCATTGGGCTTCTGGTGGGCATTCGTTCCCGTCTGTTCGATTTGATTCGTATATTTGAAAGTCCATTGCTGATGGTATAAACACCGGAAAGATTAAGACGCAAAAATCAGCGGTTGATTTTATTAATGCGCATTTGATCGACCATTTGATTAATACAAATGAAGATTGCGTCAAGCTAAAGAACAATGGTAAGATTTCAAAGATCCTTTTGAAATCTCAAGTTCAATCATTGGGATTCAATGACTTCAGTGAGTACAAAAATTCCGTTGTTGTTAATCACAAAGTAGCTTCAGTCTCAGTGTGGCATGAAACAGAAGATGTGTATTGCATGACGGTTGTAGGCCCAGATGGAGAAAACGACAGGCACAACTTTGCTATTCTCCCGTTTGACATGAAAGAATCCGTTGATTGGCAACGATTTAGCGGAATTTTTGTAAAAAATTCGGTTGAAGAGGATTTCTTCATTCCCAAGCGCGGTTCCGCTGACGGCAACAAAATCGAAACGCTCGATTCGCTTGAATGGAGCGCAATCGACGATGTGGATTACATCCATCAAAAGTTCGTGACCGCTCTTGGAGTTCCGAATTCGTTCCTTGGATTCGAAGAGTCCCTCAGCAACAAGGCTGCCTTGGGATCGGAAGACATCCGCTATGCACGATTCGTGGAGCGAATCCAACAATCGTTCCTGAACACGCTTTACGACATCGTTCTGATTCACCTTTACATCCGTGGCTACAAGCTGAACGACATCAACGATGTCGTCTTGGAGCTAACCAATCCGAGCCACATCAACGAACTGGCAGAGCTTGAAATCTTCCAAGCAAGACTGAACGCGGAACGGGATGCCAAGGCCGACAAGTCCTTCAGCAACTACTGGATCAAGAAGAACATCTGGAAGATGACCGATCAGGAAATCGAAGAAGAAGAGGATCAGTTGATCCGCGACAGCCTCAGGAACTTCATCTTTGCTCAGGGCGAAGCGGGAGTCCTGTTGACCATGAAGGATGTGCTGGACTACAACAAGGCCGAGGCTCAGGCTGCCAAGGATGCCGCTCAAGGCGGTGCCGGTGGAGAAATGGGTGGTCTTGGAGGAGGCGGCATGGGCGGCATGGGAGATCTGAGAGGCGGTCTCGGAGGAGGAGCGGGCGAATTCGGTGGAGAAGAACTCCCGTCCATGGGGAACGAAGGTCTCGAAGGCGGTCTAACGCCGCCGGATGCCTTGGAACCGCCGGAGGACATCGAAGCGGATGCAGAAGAAAACGCGAACGAGACAGAGTAAATGAGCAAGTCCACCATCCTTACAGAAGACTTCGCTGGCAAGATCAAGTACATCGATTCCTGACTTGTCAAGACGCTGAAGAAGATGTTTCCTGAAAGTCCAATCAATCCGCTCAGGGAAATCGCCATCGACTTCGCCAGAAAAACCGATCCGACCGCAGCGACCACCGCGAAGTACACTCCGTGGATCATCAAGCAGATGGTTCAGAACCAATGGGTGGACGAAAGATCGGACAATGTTAGAGATTTGCTGAC